TGCTTCTTGGCAGCCTCCTGCGGGATGCTCTGCTATTGATGTATCCGCTATCGTTCCAGAACCGGGAATTGGCTGGCTATACAATCCACAGAGCAACACGTTCACGCCGCCGCCGCAGGTCAATAGTACGGACCCCACTGAAGCTACTATTGCTGGTGGAACGTCAGTTGTTTTGACTGGATCAAATTTTACAGGCGCAACGTCTGTAACATTTGGCGGGAAGGACAGTGTTTTTACCGTCAATAGTGATACTGAAATATCTGCAACAACCCCTCAAATGGCGAAAGCAGGTCAGTATCAAGTTGTTGTTTCGAATAATTTACAGCAAGGCTTTCCTGTTATGTTTACATACGTGGCATAGGAAATTTAGGCAACAGGAAAAAGGAACAAACATCATGGCAACAACAATAACATGGGTAGTTGAGCAAATGAATTGTTACCCCGAAAAAGACGGGGAAACAGATGTTGTATTCACTGTTCATTGGCGCTGTAACGGTGTCGATGGGCAGTATAGCGGCACGTCCTACGGTTCTCAAAGTGTAACGTATGAAGCCGGAGCGCCGTTTACGCCCTACGCCGATCTTACCCAAGATCAAGTTATTGGCTGGGTAAAAGAGGCTATGGGTCAAGAACGTGTTAACGAAATTGAGGTTAATGTTGCAAACCAAATAGAAAACCAGAAGAATCCGCCAGTTGTTACGCCGCCGCTCCCGTGGGCAGCGCCGTAATAGCTTTTATAACCAACCCACAGGAGGGGTAACGTGGAAGATAAAGAAGTATCTATTACTCTGCCGGTCAAGGCGTGGAATGTTATCATGAATGCTCTAAGCCAGCGTCCGTTTGCGGAGGTTGCTGAACTTATTGCAGTCATGAAGAAACAAGCCGACGAGCAACTTGCGCAGATCCAGCAACAGGCTACCGACAAATAGGGGAGCCGAATGCCGTTTAGTTCTGAGAGGGGAAAGAACAGCATCAAGAAAGTGGTTGGCCGTGTCCCGCACGCGGCCATTCTTGATGTTGGCTGTGGTTCTGGCACTTACGCTCTGATGTTTGACGATGCCGAAATAACCGGTATCGAAATTTGGGAGCCTTATGTTGAAAAATACAATCTCGGCACGCTTTATGACCGGCTTATCGTCGCTGACGCCTATGAATGGGAACCGGACGGACATTTTGATGTAGCGATTGCCGGAGACATTCTTGAGCATATGGAGTTGGAAAAGGCGAAAGCCGTGGTCAAGAAGCTCCGCGCCTGTGCCGACACGGTCGTTGTCAGCATCCCGCTTGGCCATTACCCGCAGGGCGAATACGACGGAAACCCACACGAAACGCATATAACTGACAACTGGTCGCACGAGAGCTTTGTTGAGGCTTTTGGAGAGTCAGATTGGCACACCATAGACGGTGAAATAGGTGTCTACATTTGGTCGAAGCATAAACTGCGGCCAAAGATCGCCGTCTATGCAATCAGCAAGAACGAAGAACAGTTCGTGGAGCGTTTTTGTGAAGCAGCGAAAGACGCCGATCTGATTTCAATCTCAGACACGGGAAGCAACGATGGCACGATTGAGGTGGCTCGACGTTGCGGTGCTGTTGTCAATAGCATTTGTATTACTCCTTGGCGTTTTGACCACGCTCGCAATGCTGCTCTCTCTCTTGTACCTCGCGATATTGATATTTGCGTCTCTCTGGACCTAGATGAGGTACTTCAACCCGGCTGGCGTGAAGAGATTGAGCGTGTTTGGGATCTTGGGAAAACAACCCGTCTCAGGTACATGTTCGACTGGGGCTGCGGCATTGCCTTCAAATACGAAAAGATTCATGCTCGTCACGGCTATCACTGGCACCATCCATGCCATGAATATCCCGTTCCAGACGGTCGGATCAAAGAGGTTTGGTCAGACACAGATATGCTGCTCGTTATACACAAACCGGACCCTACAAAGTCACGGGGTCAGTATTTGGACCTGTTGGAACTCTCGGTAAAAGAAGACCCGGATTGCCCGCGCAATGCTTTCTACTATGCCCGCGAACTCAGTTTCCATCGCAAGTGGCATGAGAGTATCGACGCCTGCAACAGGTATCTCAAACTTCCTCGTGCCGACTGGCCAAACGAGCGGTGCTACGCCTACCGCGTCATGGGACGGTGCTATAACGAGCTTGGCGACACCTACAATGCAGAACGCATGTTCCAGATGGCGGCCTATGAGGCTCCTAATACGCGCGAACCTTGGTGTGAACTTGCCCTGCTGATGTATCGGCAGCATCGTTGGGAAGAGTGTTTCGCGGCGGCTATGCGGGCATTACGGATTACGGATCGCCAGATGGTCTATACCGTTGACCCGGAGGTCTGGGGTCACCAACCTCACGATCTCGCGAGTATTGCCGCCTATCATCTTGGCCTCCATGATATTTCAATAAAACACGCTAAAATAGCGGTTGAAATGTCGCCGCATGAAGAGCGGCTCAAAGCTAATCTCCGGTTTCTACTGGAAGACCCGCCAGAGGAAAAGGTAGCATGAAAATGGAAGCGCAGTTCGTAATCAATATTCTTGGCGGCATTGTCATTGCTGGGATTGGTTGGGCTGCGCGGGAGCTATGGGCAGCAGTTAAGTCTTTGCGCGATGATGTAAAACGCATCGAAGTGGCTTTGCCGACCAATTATGTTCAACGCAACGATCTCGATACACGAATGAAGCATATCGAAGATATGTTTCAACGTATTTACGATAAACTTGATACTAAAGCAGACAAGCCATGATAAATATCAATATAACCGATCCAGACAACTTAAAAAAATATATTGGAGTGGCAACTGCATCTTTTGCTGCAATTGGCGGCGCTTATACTACAATTGACAATATGGGGGTATTTAAGAATCCTATTGTGGAATGGGTTCCTGAGTACTTTAATATATCTGACGGCCCTGCTGACGGCGAGTTTCGTGTTGTTGTAGCAAGGAAAAAGTTTCGAGATTGTGCCGTAGAAAAATTTACCCTTGAGATTAGAGACGCCAATCTTGCCGTTCACAAAGCAAATTCTTCTGTCGCGGTCTTTTCAGGTCCGGCAACTAGAGAAGTTGATAAATTTGCTTATAAAGTTACAATAGAAAAACCACAAACTGTGGCTTCCGGGAAAGCTACTTTGCTGGCTCACATTGACTACAAGTGTCCTGATGGGCCGCAGACGGTCAATTATCCAAGCCACCCCAACCTGACATTCAACATAGAGGCTGTAAAATGACTGACACGGCATCTCTGATAAAAGCTCTTGGTCCACGGGGAAATAAGCCATTTATGGATGGCTTGATTGCCTGCGCAGACAGCATTCTGGCTCAGTATGAAATTAACACGCCTCTCAGGCTTGCTCATTTCTGGGCGCAAGCTGCTCACGAAAGTGGTGGGTTCAAATATACCCATGAGATATGGGGGCCAACTCCCGTTCAAAAACGCTACGAAGGACGCAAAGATCTGGGAAACAATCAAGCCGGTGATGGTTTCAAGTTCAGGGGTAGGGGCATTTTCCAGCTTACCGGGCGTGCTAATTACAAGACCTTTGGGGACAAGATTGGAGTTAATCTTGTTGAAAACCCAGAGGCGGCGTCATCGCCTGAAAACGCGCTTAAGATTGCCTGCGAATATTGGAAAAGCCGGGGGCTAAACAAACTGGCTGACGCCAATAATATTGAAGCCATAACCAAACGCATTAATGGCGGTCAAAATGGTCTTGCTGACCGTAAGGCCCGTTACAAAATGGCATGGCAATACGTCAGTGAAGACGAAGAACGCCCCAAACCTGCCAAGACAATGGCTCAGAGCAAAGAAGGAAACGCCGCAATTATAGCTGGCGGTGCCGGTGTTGTTGCGACGGCTCAGGAAGTCATCCCTGTTGTCAAGGAAGCAAATGACGCCATGGGAGGTCTCAAAGATGCTTTGGGGCAGCCAATGGTAATTGCCATGATTTTAATGGTAATAGCGGCTGCGGCCATTTGGTACTGGCGCTGGCAGAGGATGAAAGACGATGCTTAGTTTTCTGTTCAGTCCTATCACCCGCCTTCTTGGCGGTATAATGGCTGTTTTGGCTGTTATTGGTGCTATTTACGGGAAGGGGCGGCGTGACGCACGCCAAAAGATCGAGGGAGAGGCTAATGCTGAAGCTCTTCGCAGGACGCAAAATGCTATTGATTCCGGCAATCGGGCTGCTTCTGGGGAGTTGCGCGCAGACGACGGCCATAAGCGGCGCGAGTAGCGCCTGTGCGGTTTGGCCTTATGTAAGCTGGTCCGACAAGGACACTGACAAGACCATTGCCGATGCAAAAATGAATAACGCCCGCCGGGACGGCTGGTGCAAAGATGGCAGATAAGTGCTAAAATAAGCACTGCGGAGAGAGACATGACACTTGGTCTGTCATATACAACATACGTAGACCAGATTTCCACAATGGCGGTTGTGGAGTCAAATAATGCGGAATTTCAGGTAATCCTGCCGCAAATGATTACGTATGCTGAAAACAGGATGTATCGTGATCTGGACTTCCTGTTTACCTCCACATCCGTAACCGGCTACTCTCTGACACAGGGCGTTAGAAGCATTACCATTCCAGAAGGAACGATAGTTGTCAGTGAGCAAATCAACATAATCACGCCTGTCGGGACAACAAATCCAGACCTTGGCACTCGAAATCCCTGCCTTCCGACCACGAAAGAGTTTCTTGACGCAGTCTATGGGTCTGCTTCCAACATTGGTATGCCCAAATATTTTGTGCCGTTTAATGATAATCTTTTCCTGTTTGGTCCATATCCAGATGCTGCGTACGGCATTGAGATTATTGGAACGTATAGGCCGGATAGTTTGTCTGCGACAAACACAACAACCTTTATCAGCCTATATTTGCCCGATCTTTTTATCATGGCGTCTATGATCTATATTTCGGCCTATCAGCGCAATTTTGGTCGAGCAAATGACGACCCTCAAATGGCCGTTAGTTATGAGAGCCAGTATCAAGCTCTCCTTAAGGGCGCTGCTGTTGAAGAAGCTAGAAAGAAGTTTGAGGCGTCTGGTTGGACTTCTCAAGCACCGGCTACTGTTGCCAGCCCAAACAGGTAATAGGAAATGCCGCATCAATCACTCAAGTTAATTCCGGGCGTAGATCAGAACAAAACCCCTGCTCTGAATGAAGCGGCTATTTCAGAGTCGAATCTTATTCGTTTTGTGCCTGACAGGCAGGGCATTGGGCTTGTTCAAAAGATTGGCGGATGGACCCTATTCCCAAACAATAACGCCGCCGCTGCCAGCGCAAAGATACGGGCTTTATGGGCTTGGGCTGATACTAATAGCATAAATCATCTTGCTTATGGAACAGAAGACAACCCTTCTACCGGGCAAACCAGCCTTGTTGTATATGACTATGACTCAGCAAGTCCAAGTTCCAGCACGGCAAGAAACATAACGCCACGCTTTGAAGATAGCCCAGCAGAGACGGTAGATATTGTTTCAACCGTAAATAGCAACATTTTTACAATTACGGACACAACAACAACCGGCATAACCAACGACGACTCTGTTGTTATTCTAACGCCTATTAGTGTTGGCGGAGTGATTCTTTTTGGATCATATCAATGCTATGCGGTTTCTAATACAGAATACCAAATACTCGCTACTGACAATATAGGGAACCCGGCATATGCCTTGTACTCGTCTTATCCTAACATAACAAATGCTGTAGGCACCGGCACGGAAGTAACATTTACTCTTGATGATGCAAGTTACTTCCCGATTGGAGCAACTGTTACTGTCGCTGGCATGAACCCCGCCGGTTATAATGGAACATATACTGTTACAGCATCGTCTCCGGGCGAGTTTGTTGTTGCCAGCACGACAGTTACTGCTTTTGTGAGTGGTGGTACCGCCACTGCTACTGGCTATGGTGTTGTGCCTATCTTTACAACAACTGAAGGCCAATCAGCCGTCGAGGTCGAACTGCCAAACCACGGACTTGTTGAAGGCAGCACATTTTCGGTTCTTGTTTCTACTCCGCTCACATCGTCTGTTGCGACAACTGGCGCTTCTGGTACAGGAACAACAGCCACGCTGACTTATTCGGGGGGTGGAACGTATACAGTAGGAAGTGCAATCGTTGTGGCTGGCGTAACGCCATCTGGTTATAACGGTACTTATACCGTTACGTCTTCGTCTGCTGGTAGTGTCTCTTATGCTTCTGCTACAACCGGTGCAATGACTGTTGCGGGTACAATAAGCGCCACAGGCCCAACATTGTTTGGAAACTACATAGTACAAGATCCTATAACAATAGATACGTTTACAATAACAGCGCAATCATCATTAAACTTTGACGCAA